ATTCGATGCCGAAAAGGTTTCATCGCTAATCAAAGATGATGAAACGCTGGAGAAGTATTGCGAATTTCATTACCCGCATTTTGATTCAATCACCAATTGGGCGTTTTCCGTGCTATTGCGCAAATATCTGATTGACGCAAACGGCATCGTTGCAGTTATTCCGGAACAGATGCCCGAATCGACAACCGAATATGTGAAACCGGTTGCGATGTTCTTTGATTCCGAACAAATCATGTATTACGTGGAGGGCGAATGCGTTGTGTTGAAATCGCGTGACACATCCACGTATTACACACACGGCGGGCGGCGCGTGAACAACGGCGGTGCAATTTATTACGTACTGACAAAGAATGAGTTTGCCAAATATGAGCAAATCAGCGCGAAAGAGTTTGACGAATCATGCATATACCGGCATGACATCGGCGAATTGCCCGCGTTCAAGGTTGGCGGCGTTTACCATTCACGCAAGAATAACGACACCATATATGAAAGCCGTATTGCCGGCATGGTTCCTTCGCTTGACGAAGCCGCGCGCGAATACAGCGATTTGCAGGCTGAAATCTTGCAACACATCCATTCTGAAAAGTACGTGTTTGCGAACAATGATTGTCCGGTGTGCAACGGAACTGGACAAGAATATATCATTGAAAAGGATGAACAGACCGGAACGGAAACCGTCAAAGGCACGAAAGTTTGTCATCATTGTCACGGGCGCGGTTCGGTGTCGAATGTATCACCATACGGCGAATATGTCATCAACGCGGCAAAATTCGGCGAACAGCAACTTCCAACGCCACCGATTGGGTATGTGACGAAATCAACAGACATCGCCAAATTCGAAGATGAACATGTGCGGCAACACATATATGACGCGCTGGCTGCAATCAACATGGAATTTCTTGCGGAAACCCCGTTGTCGCAATCCGGCGTTGCAAAGGCATACGACAAAGACGAATTGAACAACTTTGTGAATGCCGTTGCTGAAGATATTGTGCATATTCTTGACAACATATACAAGTTCATCAACGAATACCGCTACAACACATTGATTGCGAATCCGGATGACCGCAAAGCGATGTTGCCGAAAATCAACGTTCCGACAAAATATGACATACTGAACACGTCTGTTCTTATGGCTGAACTGAAAAACGCCCGCGATGCGCAAGCGCACCCGATGATATTGCGCGAATTGGAGATTGATTATGCCAAAAAGCAATTCAACACAGACCCCGAAATCGCGCACATGATTGAAACGACATTCAATCTTGACCCGTTGTTTGGCATGTCCGATGAATCAAAGATGACAATGCTTCAGAATAACGGAATCACGGAATTGGATTATATCGTTTCATGCAACATTACGGCGTTTGTATTGCGCGCAATTCGTGAAGATAAAGATTTCTATTCACGCGATTACAAAAAGCAAATGGAGGTGCTGAAAAAGTATGCCGAAGAGGTGCAAAAGGCGAATGAGCCGGTGAACGCGCCGACATTTGCCGATGTGGTTGACAATTCCGGCAATCCGAATCCGGATGACGAACCGAAAGACGAACCGGATGATGACAAAGACCCGAAGAAAAAGCCGCAGCCGCAAAAAGGCGATGAGGGCGATGAATAATTCAAAACAATGTAATTGACCGGACGGCGTGCGAAAGTGCGCCTCCGGCTAAATATACCCGCAATATGGCGATTCCAAAAGAAGTTGTTGCAAAGTTGGACGCGGCATCGAATGCGTTTGACGGTGTTATTACCAAAACCGAACAAAAGATTTTTGATTCGGCGGTTGAACTTATAAAGAAATTAGACGTTGACGCATCCGGAAACATAAAGATGTCAACGGCGAATCTGAAGGTGTTGTCTGACATCAAATCACGTTTGGCGCAAATCACATCGAAAGACAAAGCATATTTGCAGGGCGTGAAAGAATTGGCGGCGGAGTTCGATTCAATCTACAAATCGCAATCAGCGTATTACGCAAAGCACTTTGCAGAAAAGACGTTGAATGACAAAGCGAAAGCCAAATACGAAGCGATGAAGCGCGTTGCCGTGACAACTACCATTGACGGTTTGACGGGCGCGGGGTTGCAATCGAATGTGCTTGACCCGCTGGCAAAGACGTTGTTGCGCGCGGTTACATCCGGCGCGAAATATGCCGATTTGGTCAACGAATTGCGCAATCAGTTGATGACAACGGACACCGGCGAAGGCAGTTTGGCGAAATACGCAAAGACGTATGCGACAACAGCATTGACGCAATATGCAGGGCAAAACAATCGTTTGTTCACGGATGATTTGGGCGCGGAGTGGTTTCAGTACGTAGGTAGTGAGATTGAAACGACACGGGAGTTTTGTCATCATTTGACCGCAAAAGAGTTCATCCACGTTTCAGAGATACCCGATATTTTGGCTGGCAAAATCGAATATGACGGCAAAGTGCATCAATGCAAAATGAACCCGAAAACCGATTTGCCATACGGATTGATTGAGGGTACAACGCCGGAGAATTTTCAAGTGAATGTTGGCGGTTGGAATTGCCGTCATCAACTTGTGCCGGTGGCGAAAGAAGCCGTGCCGCAAAACATACGCGCGAAATTCGACAAACAGACACAAGAACAAATCGCAAAGCAGAAAGCCGAAGAGGAACGCAAAAAGGCAGAGGAGGCAAAGAAACAAAAGATTGCCGAACTGCAAAAGCAACTTGAACCGTTCGCGAAATGGAAGGATTCACCGGTTGCCGGCATTCAATCAGCCGTTGCCGCTGGAGATATTCCGGCGTTGGAAAAGTACATCGGCAATCTGCATGACATCGAATCAGCGTTGACGAAACTGACAATGCTTGTTGAACCCGAAAAGGCGATGCAGGAGTTCACGTTGTCGGAACTGCAATCCGTGAATGATGCCGTTGCGAATAAGATGCAGCAATTCGCATCAAAGGGTATCACCGGCGAACACCTTGCAAAGAAACTGCAATTTGAAGCGCAATGGGTTCAAGACAATAAGAAATACCCTACATGGCAAATCGCGCAACAAGCGTACAACAAGCAATTGGCGGAGGTGCAAAAAGACATCGCATTGAAAGCATTATTGCCGGATGTGACGAAGTTGATGTCTGTTAAAACGAAATCGCCGCAATTCAAAGCGATGTTGTCCGAACTTACGCAAGCGTATGCAGACGGTGACATTCCGAAAACGCAACAACTGATTGCAGATATGCAGGCGAAAGCCGCAGCAATGCAAAAGCGTCAACAACAATATGCGGCGAAACATCTGCAAACCGATTTCGATGATGATGCATATTCGCAGAAGCGCAAGGACGTTGCAATGTGGGAAAAGGGCGCAGACGCGCAAGAAAAGACAGATGCGAAATTACGTGCAAAGATTGGCGAAACATGGCAATCTGCATCGGATGACGAAAAGGATGCCGCGTATGGTTATACAGCCGGTTCGTGCTATCTGAATGAACCGTTGCGCGGAATCAGTTATTGCGGCGGCAAAGGTGGACGCGCTAAATTCGAGAAACATGCAAATGCACTTACGGCGTTTATCGGGCGCAATAAATACACATTCGACAAATGGGTTCAACGCGGTGGTGATGTGCGCGAAATCAATGCGCGATTCGGCATCAATTTGGAATCATACAGACCGAAAGACGCAAACGGGCATTATATCAATGGAACTGTTGACGCGCTGATTGGAAAAACGGGAATTGAACACGGCTTTTTGTCAACCGGTTCATGCAAAGGAAACGGCTTCAGCGGCAATGTTATTATGAACATATATTGCCCGCGCGGAACGCAAGGAATATACGCAGAGCCATTTTCGGCATACGGAAGAGGTGGCGGGCGTGAATGGGACGGTGTTGCAGGTCAATCATTATACGGACATGAGTTTGAAACCATATTGCAGCGTGAAACGGAGTTCCGAATCACGAAAGTTGAATACAAAAACGGCACATGGTACATTGATATGGATGTCATATCACAAAGACCGCCGGCATTGACAGCCGAACAATTGGCGCACGCATAAAAAAACGGGGTTCATCGCCCCGCTTTTTTGTATATTCCGGAATACCAATCTTTGAACGCTTGCACATCCGTTCCGTTCCAATGCATGAATCTGTTGTGCAAAAACGCCTTCAAAGAAACCGGCACGCCGTCATACGGCTC